AGGTAAAGCAATACGATAAGAAGTTCCGCAAATGTGCATCCAATCCGCAAGTTGCTTATCTTTATATGCTTTATCCTCCAAGAACATATACTCATTGAGAGCGGTTATATCCTTGCTGACTTTTTCGTCCTCTCCGTGATTAACATACTGTATCGGTTCGCCTATTAAATATCCCGATTTGAAAGACACAATCTCGTTCGCTCTGTTTTCAGTAATTCTATTATTGATTTCAGGACGAACTTTCTTATCTCGTTTAAGGATGTTCTGTTTACCTCGATAGGTCTTGTATAAAAAATCTATCTGTATGGAGTTCTGTAAATGGACGAACATAGCCTTACGCAGAACCTCAGCAATATTTTCAGGTGTTATCTCGTCAACATCTGAATATATTACTTTTCTACCGTCCATAGCGATATTCACCATTTTAGACACCTCCTAAAAAATAAAACTAATTGCACAGTATTATTATAACATATTCTCATAACCTTGTCAAGAAATATATATACAAAATATAGGTTTGGAGAATATTTAGACCACAAAATAAGCGATTAAAAGGGTCTTTTTATAACTTCTACCTTGCGATAAGGGTTATCTACCATATCAATCGCCATACTTAAACTATCGGGAGCATCGTCATTTTTGTTTTTTCCTGTAATTTTATAAGAAAATACATTTTGCATAAAAAGGTTATACTCTTTAGACCGTTTACCGCTCTCACGGAATATCATTCTTTCTCGTATATCAGGTGCTTTATCAAATATTCTCTGCCATTTAGCCTTAGTAGAGGGAGCGGCTTTAGTAGTAATGTTTAATCTACGACCTCGTTTTCTGAGTTCTTGCTCAACGCCCTCTTTATATGACTCTGTGGATTTATTAGCCTCAAACCTCATCGCCTGTGTATTGTGCTTTAAAACAGCATTAACGAGTAAAGGCTGTGTGATTTTTTTATCTCTATTATCATAAACAACATCGTGAACATAAATGTCATCTCCGTATTGATAACAAATTGGAGATGCAACAAAGTCTCCTCCGCCAAAAGCAGGGTCAACCGCCATAAATATACGGTCAGGGTCTCCGTCCGGTAATTCGCCGTTATAATATCTCATATCGTTAGGTGCAAACAACGCACCATCTCGCTCGATTGGTTCTCCCATATACTGAGCCAACCACGATGCCATATCATTATTTCTCTCAAAAGAGGCTCTGCGTTGACGATAGTATTCTGTAGAAAATCCCACTCCGTATTTGTAATTAAATTGGCTTTCGTCTTTTTCATCAAGGGCGGATAAATTTATAATTTTAACTCTACGGTCTTTAAATCTTTCGTCATTTAGTAATAATTCCATTCGCAGACCGGCAGGGTCTATCATACTCCAACGTGTACCACACCATAGGATTTTTGCTTTTTCTTTTGCACGAGGTAAAAGGTTGTTATCTACCTTGCTCCAAGCCGCTACTAATCGGTCTTTATTTAACGCCTCCTCAATACCGCCTATAAGGTCATCTGAGATAAGAATACCATTACAATCACAAGCACCGTTAAGTGTGCCATAAAGAGAGCGGCAGGTAAGAGAGGGGTATCTCTTTTTACGGTCTAAATTTAGCGTTTCCTCCTGAGAGTTGGTTTGTACTACTTTGGATTCAGGAAAAACATCGTGCCATAGGTAAGTAACAGGGTCGTTAATAGTTTCGAGTACACCATTGTAAAAGGCTTTAGTAATCGTATCAGAATAAGCAGAGTAGAGGTTGGATGCCTCAGAGTTTCTACCGATAAGCCAAGTAACGAAAAACATAAGGATTGAAGTCTTACCGACACGAGGAGGCATCGACAAGAACAATTCATCGAGTTTATCCTCCGCCAACTCTTGTAAAGCATCCGCTACCTGTTTTAAAACTTTACGGCGTGGTTGATAAAATCTCTCTGACGGCTTACGGTCTAACTCTAAATAGAGAAGATAACTGTCAACATCGTAAGGAGCATCAAACAGCAAAGATTTTTTATATAAATCGTAAACCTCCGGAGCATCTGTAGGTCTGCATATTTTTAACCCTGTTGACAGACTCTCTCTAAGTAATTTATTTGTCATATGAGAATGAGTAAAATTATCCTCCTCTATATAGCGACAGATGGAGAACAAATCTCTAAAGGCTTGTAGATTCACAGGGTCTCTTTTTATATCATCGAAAATTTTTGGAACGAGTAATTTATAATCCATAATCATACCTCCTTAACACTTACTCTTAGGTTATCGCCCACAGTAAAGCCTACTTTACTATAAAATTCGTTAAGTTGAGTATTATGTACTACTGTTATGGCTGTATTTGCGTGTTTTTCATATTCAGCAAGTAATGTTTTAAATACACCTTGTTTTCTATATTCCTCTCTCACTTCTGTAGCAAAAAGAATATTGCCACAAATGTAAGTGTTTTCGCCGCAAATATAACCGATAATATCTCCGTCTATCTCCGCCACAAGGCATATTACATCGTCATCATAGGTTATATATTTAGCATTTTGAAGAAGTCCGCCTCTCCAAAACTTAAAATCTGTCATTTTTATAAAATCGCTTTGTTCGTATTTTCGTATTATCATACTTACCTCCATAAAAGAAAGGACTACTACGATTGTAATAGTCCTTTTTGACTGTTTCCTCCTGCCTTTTTACAGAAGTCTATTTAATTTTATCGTATCCATTCCTCATTTGTCAACCAAGAATGTCCGCAGTTTTGACAATGAGCCGTTACTCGTCTGCTATCCATACCTGCCATATAATGACCGCCCTTGAAATTTAAGATTCTATACCAAAAACCTCTATTCCAATCATAACCTTTGCGACCAAGAGCAACAGAATGACTACCGCAGATAGGACAAATGGATTTTTTATCTTTATAAAACTGCTTTTCAATGTTTTTCCTATATTCGGGTTTCTTTGCGTGATACAATATCACAATCACTAAAGAAAGAACGGCAGGAATGATAGCAAATACTGACATAAACAAAAAGGTTGCTATAAATACACCTATTGGTATAGCAATACATTGAGCCACAATAGCAGTATGATAATTGCTATTATCTTCTCTTTGTTCAACCTGTTGTTTAGGTTTAGGCTCTGCACAATAAGGGCAGTAAGAATAACTCTCGTCATATTCTTTACCACAATGCCGACACTTCATTACAAGACCTCCTCGTGTTTACTAACTTTGCCAATTAGCGATTAAATTAAAATCTTTCGCTGTTCCTTTAGGAATAGTTACAGTTTTTACAGGTGTAGTTTGACCATCATAAGTCCACCCTAAGAAAGTATATCCTGCAACATTTAGTTCAGGTATAGTAAAGGTTTCTGTATCTACAGAGAAGTTGTTAGGAACACGAAATACATATTTTTCGTATTCGTCAGAAGAAACGGAAGAAAAAGAGGTATTTATTTCGCCGTTAATAAAGCCGGTTTTATCTTTTACTGCTACCGAATAAGTTTCAAACACTACAATTTTACCCTTTTCAGGCTCTTTACTTTCGGTGGAGGTATCATCAGGTCTTGACGTGATATTGTTAAAATCGCTTTGCTTTAATATGCTTGTGTTTACACCGTCAAGAACATTCGCATAAGAAATGTGATAACTATATTTACCCCATTTTGCAGTCAAAGTCATATCTGTAGTTACTGTATGCCCTGAAAAACTCCATTGTTCTGTCTCATTATCAGCATACCAACCTAAAAACTTATAACCTTTTCTTGTAGGCTCTTCCGGTTTAGAAACTTTATAATTCTGCGACTTTGCAGTAATCTTTTTATTATCATAGCCATAATTGAAAGTTACTGTATATTCGCCAACCTTTTCTGTAGGTTTATCAACTTCCGCTTTGCTCGAATTTTCACTTGACGATTGCGGTTTGCTTTCCTCACTTGAGGATTGACCGCTCCCTAAATCTTCATTTAAGGTTACAGCATCTTGAGAGGAAACATCAGTACTACTTATGTCATTTTGAATACTCGAATCTAAATTAGACGAAGTATCGTTAGAGGAATTACATCCACTAAATGAAAATATAAGTATCACGCACAGCAATAAAACATAAATCTTTCTAAGCATTTTAATCCTCCACTAAAATAGGTTCGTGAACACCCTTGACAAAATCCATATCGCCGTATCTATAATAACCTTGATATGTTTTTCTATTATCAGTAATGCTCTTTATGTTACTCGAATAAAACTTTTTACCCTTACGAGTAGTATATCCTTTATCGTTGATTGTTTCTGCAACGTCCGCTAAGGTCATACCGCTATCCCTGAGGGAGAATATCTCCTTTACGACCTCAGCCTCAGCAGGATTTATAACCAACTGTCCGTTTTGAATGGAATATCCGTAAGGAGAGCGACCTCCACTATAACCACCGGCAGAGGCTTTAACTTTTCTACCTGAGCCTGTTCGAGTTGCTATATTTTTTCTCTCCTGTTCTGCAACAAAGAGAGTAAGGCTTTCAAGAACAGAGGCGAAAGCACCCATACTACCGAAATCTTCTTGAACACTAATTAAGTCTATGTTCTTTTTCTTTAAAAGAAAACGATAGTAGAAATAAAGGTTTATATCTCTCGCTATTCTATCACTTTTTGCAACTATTACCGTAGTGGTAGGCGGATTTGTTACTGTTTCCTCAAACAATATCTTATTGAGTTCGGGTCTTTCTTCTTTAACACCGCTAACCGCTC